GCTTGAGACTTAGCCCCTGTAAAGGCTGTTCGGGAATTAACCTCTGCGGCATATCCCTGTGCCTGTGCTATATACGACTCAGCTTCTTTTATATAAGCATTTCCTTGATTCACTATTGCATTGGCCTCTTGAAGATAGGAACCTCCAGCCGTTAATCTGGATTGAGATTCTTCCCTTTTTGCTCGGGCTTGCTGTAACCTAATACTAATTTCAGCAACATATCCATTAGCTATACCAATTTTAGACTGAACTTCATTTCCGAATCCCTGAGCAGTGGCTACATAACTTTGAGCTGTATCAATATAACCCTTAATAGCCTGTGATTTCGCCCCAGAGAATGTTGATCTAGCACCAACCTCAGCCGCATACCCTTGAGCTTGGGCTATGTATGCTTCAGCCTCTTTTATGTAAGCGTTCCCTTGGCTTACTATTGCATTCGCTTCTTGGAGATAGGCATTCCCTGCCGCAAGCCTAGATTGAGATTCCTGTCTCTTTGCCTGAGCCTGCTCTAGCCTTGATCGAACCTCATTTGAATATCCCTGTGAAATTGAAATCTTAGCCTGCACTTCATTTCCAAACCCCTGTGCAGATGACACATAAGTTTGAGCCGTGCTAATATAACCATCAACAGCCTTTGCCTTAGCCCCGCTAAAACCACCCCTTGCCTGAGCTTCTGAGGCAAAACCATTTATCTCAGCAGATAAAGTCTGAACCATTGTATTCCATTCAGTTATATATGTCTGGGCTATCTTTAAGTCTGTATCAACGGCATTTAAAGTTGTTTGAGTTTGTTGCATCCTTGCATTAGCAAGATCAATATCTTCACTTGTTAATTCAGCATCTACGTCAGCAAGATTAGCCGTTAAATCATAAGCCGCATTTGGATGATCTCCATTTATGTAAGATATGGCTCTATCTACATAAGTCTTAACACTCGTCATAGCTGAGCTTCCAGTAGTATATGTAGACTCGTCTCCAAACAAAGCAGGATCATCACCATCAGCCCTAAATTTATCCAATGCTGTATTCATTGCATCAAGAGCTGTTTCATAGTCGCCACCATTATCAGTTTGGGTTGCGAGTTCAGCGGCCTCTGCTTTAGCGAGCACAATTTCCGCCTTAGCAAGAACTAAGTCAGCGTCTATCTTATCACATACTGCCTGAGTCTCATCCATCTCAGTAATAATTTTACCCAAAGCAGTGTTTACAGCACCCTCAGAATCAGCTTCACCCAAATCTAATAATGCATCAGACTTATCAAATTCTACACTCCCCTCTACAATGACATTATCAACTTTGTCAAATTCTACACTGGCTTCTACAATCACCTCATCCACCTTATCAAGCTCTGTATTTATAGCAGTTAAAGCTGTTGCAAAATCACTTGAATTATCTGTATTTGAAGCCAACTCTGCCGCTTCTGCTTTGGCAAGTACAATCTCAGCTTTTGCGAGGACTAAATCAGCATCTACCTTATCACATATAGCCTGTGTTTCATCTAATTCTACTACTATTTTTGCCGCCGCATCATTAACAGCACTTTCACTATCAACCTCTCCTTTGTCAAGAAGGGCAGTAGACTTGTCAAGTTCTACACTGCCTTCAACAATTACATCATCAACTTTGTCAAACTCAGCACTAGCTTCTACAATTATATTATCAACCTTATCCAACTCTGTTTTAATAGCATCTAAGGCTGTTTCAATTTCGCCACTATTATCTGTTTGAGATGCTATTTCTGCCGCTTCTGTTTTCGCTAAATCTATATCTGCCTTAGCTGTTGCTATTCTAGTATTAGCATTACCAAGAAAAGTATTCATATTACTAGCTATGCTAACAGCACTGTCTACTTGAGTATTTATTAACCCAAGAGCTGTGGCTATAGCACCATCATCAGCCTCCCCCTCTGCTTGAGCGGCTTCTAAAACACCAGCATCAAATTGACCATTAGCTAATATAACAGCAGTATTTACCCTGCCTGCGGCAGTGGTGATTGCCGCTGTAGCGGTGTCTATACCAGAGTCTACAAGGGTTGCCGCTTCTGCTAACTCAGCAGTAGCTTTATCAAGTTCTGCATTATCCAACACTCCCTCTGCCGCCATTTTATCCACCTCAATATTAGCTAAACCAATTTCAGTTAAAGCACTATCAGCAGATGAATTTATAATAGCAATCTCAGTATGCATATTGTCAGCAAGACCCTGAGTCTCATCCAGCTCTGTATTTATTGCCGTTAAAGCAGTATTAATATCGTTTTCCGTATCAGCTTCCCCAAGATCAAGAACAGTATCACATTTATCAAATTCTAAATTTGCTAGTTCTACTGCTGTATTTATACGACCTGCGGCAGTTGCTATAGCGGCAGTTGCAGTATCTATACCGGCATCAACAAGAACTAAGGCTTCATCAAGTTCACCATTTGCCAAAGCTATCTCAGCACCAACTTTATCCACTTCAGCATTTGCCAACACAACCTCAGCCGCCATCTTGTCTGCTTCGGCATTAGACAATGCAACCTCAGCAGTTGCCTTATCTGCCTCTGCATTAGCTAAAACAACCTCAGCCGCCATCTTATCCACCTCAACATTAGCTAAATCTATCTCCGCCTTGGCTGTGGCTATTCTGGTATTTGCATTACCAAGTGCTGTTGTAGCACTGGATATAGTAGTAACAGCACTATCAGCCTGTGTATTTATTAAATCTAAAGCAGTGTCAATCTTACCATCGTCAGCTTCGCCCTCAGCTTGGGCCGCCTCTAACACAGCCGCATCAAACTGTGCATTAGCAAGGGCTACCGCTGTATTAATTCTTCCTGCCGCTGTAGTTATTGCGGCTGTGGCTGTATCAACACCTGAGTCAATTAATGTAGCCGCCTCATCTATTTCAGCATTAGCAAGCCCAATCTCAGTTACCGCCTTATCAACTTCAGCATTAGCTAAATCAACTTCAGCAGATATTTTATCCGCTTCTGTATTTGAAAGAGCCACCTCTGCTGTAGCCTTATCCACCTCAGCGTTTGCTAAAACGACTTCTGCCGCCATCTTATCAGCCTCTGTGTTCGCCAAGCCAATCTCAGTGGCAATCTTATCAGCCTCAGTATTGGCTAACCCTATCTCAGTTGCAATATTGTCAGCTATTGTCAAACACTCGTCAACTTCAGCATTAACAGCAGTTAGGGCTGTTGTAATATCTGAATTAGATGTTTTGTTGCCTAAAACATTCTGCAATGATTTTACAGAAGCATATAATGGGATTAAATATTCAGCTTCATCTGGGAATGCCGCTATTGCTGAATCTCCATATGCAACAGAAGGATACTGCACCTCTGAATACACAGAAGACCCGCTACTGGGAGCAATGTCTATCGTGTTATTTTTAATATAATATATGGGGTCTGTAGTGGTAGCCGCATTCATGTCGCCAGAATCTAAAGCCCTGCCTACCATACGGGATGGTATATACCTGCAAGGCTGGGCTATTGTGCCGTCACTTCTGGTCGCATACATCACCTTGCCGGTATTTAATGTCTGCGGAGTACCGGATGTAAAACTTTGCTCACTGGTACATAACTCTAATAAATCATCCGGTAAGACGTTAATAACCTCCTTAGCACCATCTGTAAGGAACTGCGTCAACTCTGTCTGAGTCGGAGCACTGCTCCCGTCTATGGAAAGGCTGGTTAATCCCTCTACCTGCGCTTCAAAAGTAGCCATTTATTACTTCTTCTTTTTGCGGGCGGCCCTCCGTTTTCTAGCTTTCTTAGCCGCCGCTTTCCCCTTTTTAGTGTAAGGATAATGCTTTTTACCAACCTTAGGCATAGCCAATTCTCCTTTTCATTTCACTCATATTGTGATCCATGCTCTGGGAAGTCAGCTCAACATCTGTTCTTTTGCCAATATCAGAAGTCATCCAAAGATTGGTAGTGTACCTAATCTTAGATGCCTTTTTACCGCAATCCCTGCAATAAAACCAGCCTCCCTTATTAGGAGTCTGGCAGTGTACACAATTCTTAATCTTCATAATTCTCATGGTTTCAGGGGCCATCCTTTATACGACAGCCCCTACAGTACCAAAAACTGCTATCCTTATTTATTCGGAAAATTAGACTCCAGCCGCACCAACTAGGTGGACTGTTCCAACTGCTGTCATTATATGACCGCTCAAGTGCCAATTAGTACCATCACAAACAAAAGACATTTTTAAGCCTTCTGACGATTGTGCAACAGAGCCATCAACTGTTATTGTTGAAATACCAGCAAAGGCATCTATTGTACTGTTTGCCGCTAATGTAATAATACCACCATAAATATCAGTACCAGCGGCACCAGTATTTATAATGAAATCTGCATCATCGTCAGAATCGACGGTAAAACAAAAATCATAATTAACACCTGCCACAGCCGCAGAGGCTGTTGGCAATGTTACGGTTACATTATTATCAACGGTTGACATATCAACAGCGAAGAGAGTGCCTGATTGAGCGGCTAGTAATGTAATAGACCTTGCGGCCCCATTATCTATATACTCAACAGCCCTTTCTCCTGTTTGATATTTTCCACTTGATTTTTCTTGTAGGTCTGATCTCATAACTTAACTCCTTATAATGATTCTATGTTATACAGAGCGTGAGACTCAGAGAGAGTTACTTCAAGACCGGATTCGGTCAGGATCATATCTTTCCTTAAGTCTTCATCGTCTGATTGAACATTAGAAATCACATGGGTGTCACGATTAACGCCATTTCCAACAAGCGGCCTATAAGCAACCTGACTCATATCAGCCATAAGCATGAAACCGGATGCGATACCACGGAAAAGTGGTTCCTTTACCAGATTCAAACGTCCATGAATGGTGTCAATAACCATAATGGAGTGACCGAATGCGCCCTGACGGGAATCAAAGTTATACTGGTATGCTTGTGCAGGAGTACGAGAACTGCCTTCTGCGGCGTGGTTCAAAGAACCTGCCAAGAAAGTAGAACTGCCCAGTTTATTAAAGAATGTAATAACCGGGAGACTGCAAAGTACCAATTTATCACTTGATCCGCCACGTGCGGGGTCAAAGATTACTTCTAAGTCGGAAAGCAGGCGATCATATGTAAACTCAGACTGAGCCGCAGTACGGTAGTAAGAGCTTCCAGAAGAGTATGAAAGTGCCGCATCAGATGCAGACGGGTTCACATTCTTCACAATATGACCAACAATGCCTTCGGTGTACTGAATGCCACCTACCCGGGCTTTTTGCCCGAATAGCATGGCCCGCTCAATATCAACCTTATGCTCACGTAATTTATCCGCCCAGATACGAGACCATTCGTCTGCGTATCCCCGGTATCGGGTAGCAATCGCTGTATTTGTCATCTCAGCCGCTGTCTTGAAAATCTGGGTATACCCATAATTATCTTCAAGCTCGCTTGACCAGACATCAGGAGCACCAGAACCTTCTTCAAACGATGTGCCAATAATTTGACAACTATCGTCATCAGCAAGAACATTATATCCGCTAACATTAGAGTTAGAGACATCAATGATCTTACCGGTGAAGGAAGATGTGGAGCCTAGATCAGAGACAGAAGAATCAACACGGACAATAGTATGTCCGATACCAGCAGTACTGTCTACTGTGTTTACAACAAACACCATACCTTTGATCAGCCAGTCAACCGATGCGCCGCCACTCGTGTCAACCGTGAATGAGTAAGACGAACCTGCCGATACGGCAGAGCCACCATTCACAGCCGCCGCAAGCAAGAATGCACGGTCTGTCCAGTTTACCTTATTCCGATTTTCGAGATAACGGAATATGGGATCATCAGTAGGTGCCTTAGCTACCTTACTAAGGTAGACGAAAAATGGAGATTCCTCCGGTGCTAATTCAGCAACACGGTCTCCAAAGTTATATAATCGTCTACGATCCGGAGCGGTACCTACGCCAGCAGAGGTTGTTGATGCGGTAATATCGCTGGACTTTAAAGTTCCAGCGTTATATGAAAGTGCCATTTGTTACCTCTATTGTTTAGGATTTGTTAGTTAGGGAAGTGCCGTTCCACTACCGCTACCCATGATAGTATCCCAAATTTTGTCCTGATCGGACTTGGGAGACTCAGGGGCTTGTCCCTGAAGGACACCAGCAGTGCGTGGAGCTTGTCTTGCGGCACTTACCGCTTCCATTGTATCATTGTTTTCAACAGATGTCCCGTTCTGCATCTTGTAGAGCTTAACGAGGTTGGCAAGACCAACAGCTTCTTTTGGCTGTGTGGTGAATGTGAGAAAGTCACGGATATCATTATCTGACATCTTATAAGTCCCCCGCAATTCACTAACAGTATTATTCATAGCCATTTCTGCCTGCATCTGTTGCTTTTCTTTTGCCATTTCGGATCGAACCCTATCACTGATTCTTGCATCCACTTTACTGAATACATAATCATTTGTCTGAGTTCCCTCCTCGGCAATTTCCCAAGGATTAAAGTCGTCACTAGATAACGCCGTCTGCGAGTCCTGTGCACCCTGCGGATTGGCTATACCGTTTTGTATCAACTGAACAATATCGGGTCTCTGTTCCAGTAACTGACCTAAAGGTTCAAGCTGTTTCAACCTTGTATTATCGGCCTGAGCACGATCATACATGGACTGAAACTTCTTGGATTCCGCCTCATAGTCTACTGAAATAGTCCCTTCTTGCTGAGGTTCTACATACCCCTGCTCCGGCTGGGCCGGTTCCGGGGTTTCCTGATTAACGATATCCTCCACGAATGCAGTTTCACCGCTTCCGGGGTTCTCTAATGTTCCAACTTCCTGTTGTTCTAGTGTTTCCATAATATCTCCAGTTAGATGTCTCTATGCTTCCGGGGCTGAACCGGCTTTTCTCTCAATGTCCTTGAGATTGTTAGCCAATTTCCCAACTTCGAGCTTCACCTCGTTTTCGAGTTTACTACGTTGTACCCTCCTGTCAGCTTTAGATTCCGAAGAAGTCTCAGAAAGGCGAGTCTTGAATTTCTCAACCTCGACACGCTTCCTGTCACTGACAGATTCTCTTTGGGCTGTCTGCAAGTCGCCCTGCAAATTCTTTAGTTGTTCTTCCATAGACTGAATCTGTTGCATCATCTTCTGCTTCTCATCTGTACGCTTCATGATTCCTTCTTTGTCAAATATTTCCGGATTCTTCTTCAATACTTCGTATTTATCCACGATACCCATCTGGTAGGCTTCAAGATAAACACCAAGCTCTGCCCACTTATTGGAAGGCATGGTTGAACCCGGTTCAATTCTTATGTCGTGCTGATCTAGGAAATGACGGTCTTTCTTAATATCCATCACAGCACCGCTTACATCAGTATAATAATTAGCCATAACCTCAGTTATGTTGTTATTTGGCTGTGCAAGCCTGAAAATCTTTTTATGGGTATAATGACCCTTTGCCAGATTGTAAATTACTTTACCTAAACGATTTATGCTAAACTCTATATCTCTTAATTTGGACTTTGGCCTTTCAGAGCCAAGAGCTATCATCCTTTCAGTACCCTTTACCGTCTCAGGAGCCTTCTCAGAAAAGCCATGCATCATTTCAGGGAGGCCAAATATAAAGTCAATATAAAACTCTGACTGCTGTATAAGCTTATAAAACTCACCGGCTAAGGCCTGCGGAGCAGGATAATGGGGTTCACCCTGAGAAGAATCAATTTCAATAACCGCATTTGGGTTAGCCCAATCCTGCTCCAACTGTCCGATATCATCAACGCTTCCAATAGGGACAAGTAACTTAAGTCCTGCAGAAGCCTGAGCGTGTGACAAGGCAAGAGACCATAACTTGTTTAAAAGCCTCTGCATTGGTCTGGCTCTGGAAACATCACTTTTAGGATAGGGAGTACCCGTCCATATGTTGGGAAGGGGAATAATGGGGTACTCATCAGTATTTAAAATCTGTTCATATAAGACAATCTCACCAATGGTAGCGCAAACCTTAACACGGGTCTGTAAAACTTCCACCACCTGAAAGGCACCCATCTCAAGAGCTTCCTGATTCTCCTGTGAGAAAACAGCGAACTCTTCCTGAGACAAAATTGTCTCTTCCTGAGACTGCGTGTCTATAACCCTGTAATAAGGAACCTTGACCTTGTAAAATCTTTCGAGTATCTGATATTTCTTAACTTCAAAATAATCCTTATCCTTAACCTCGGCAGGAGTAAAAACAGTCATGGAATTACGGTTCTGAGCTGATGGATAATCTTCTTCTTTATAAGAAAACCCGGAAAGCTTATGGATCAGACCGGGGATGGTCTCTCCAGTTTGAGGATCGGTCTGATCTCCCAATTCAGGGTAGAGGCCGATGACCTGATCGCCTGTGAGGATGGTCGAAAGGATAATGCCATCTGAATCACTGAACCACCGGTCTCGTGATGAGGGAGATGCGTAGACCCTGAATGGATCAATATAGGTGAACCGGACATCGCCTCTACCAAAATCTGATTCGCTATCTATGTAAGCATAGAAATAGCCCATTCCTGTTGTAGCATAATCCTGAATGGCCTGCTTTATCTGGGAGTCGCCATCCGATATCTGCCACACATAACCCATTACGGTTCTCCATAATGATGCTACCTGCACATCTGAATCTTCTCTGGGGGTGATTGTAAAGGCAGGCGGCCTAGATGTTAAAACGGCCTTAAACTTCTCTATAGCTGAAGATACCCGATCCATTGGTATGTCAGCCTGATTGCGCTGTGCTAATTCATTAGACTCATCAGTGGTGAAGTGATTACCAAGATAAAAATCAATATCTTTACGAGCTTCAGTATCCCAGTCAGTACGGGCATCACGCCACTGGCGGTACAACTCTTCATTATATAATGCTCTGGGGTCTTTATCCACTAAAACATACCCCTTATCATCTGACCCATGCTCGGTTTAACAGCATCTCTTATAAACGGCTTCTGATCTAAATACGGCTGAGGGTTAATACCTTCACTCTCTATCGCTTCAGAAGAACCGGATTGCTTCAAGGAATCAAGGAGCTGTATCAAGTCCAATGTATTTCTAGCCTTGGATACTGTATCCTGCTGAATTGACTTCTGCAACATCTCAGCCTTCATCATCCTTAACTGATCTATATCAGCATCAGACGGGCCCATAACTGAACCGGCGGGGGTTTGACCGGGTTGCATAATTTCATTAGGCTGTCTAGGTGCGGGCGGGCCAACAGGAACAGGGCCACCAGTTTGAAAACCTAACAGTCCACGCAATCCACGCCGTTGAGGCTGTTCTTCTTCTGGTGCTAAATACTGCTCAATCATATCAAAAGGAATAGAGTCCTGAGGTGCAAAAGCCATTTGCTGACGTGCATCCATAGCCGCCTTTGTCTTTGATATGCCCATACGAGAACTTCTTCCTTCTCCTCCATAATATCTCAAACCGCTACCTTCCCCAACTTGCTCAGCCGGGATAGATAAAACATTTCTCGTATTATAAAGGCCGTCATCAACAGTCATTGCTGATTGATTAAAATCAGCCCCAGCCCCATATAAGGTCTTTTCCTGAACTTCACCTCCCGGTTGATAGCTGGCTAATCCGCCAGATTGATAGCCAGACTCACCACCCCAACTCACTTCTTTAAGATAGCCCGGGTTGGTTTTCTCTAAATGCGGTCTGTAAAAAGGGTCTGTAAGCAGGCTGTAATCAATCTTATCTATATTACCAGCCGTTATTGCGTCAGATAAATTCTTATGTATCTGATCCCTGTATAATACTTTTTTCTTCTTCGGCATCTCTGCAAGCTCTCTCTTGCTCATTGTATATGGTGACACATCAGCACCCGAAGTAGCATAACCCTTATAAGCCTCTATATTAGACAAGCCCGATAAAATCTTTTCTAACAAACCAACTTCACCACCCGGTTGATAGCCAGTCCATCCGCCATCTTGGTAGCCATGTGGTACCTCTCTCCCAGAAGGGCTAATATCAGCTACATAACCTTTATGCTTCTTTCCCCAGACTCGGGTATCGGGGTATGAAACCTTTGCATATTGTGGGTATTTACCACCTAAAATCTCTTTAACCCCTTTCATCCCAATTTCATCAAATTCTATCATATCAGTAGTCCCGGGCAAAGGAAACTCATACTTGGCCCCAGCCTGCCTTTTCTTAGAAAGGTCTAATAGATGCTTAGTCCTTACTTTGTCAGGAATAGACTTAGCTATTTTCTTAGCAAATTTACCAGCAGTAGCCGCTTGGCCTGCAATCGGTATTGCCGCCGCCCCTGATAAACCCATTAGCGTCAATGCCTCTTTCCTCGATACAGGATCACCTGCAAGCAATGCTTCTCCGCCATATAAAGCAGTATTAATTAAATCAGGAACTATACCAAGGCCCGGAGCCATACCAGCAACATCAAGTCCGCTATGAATATAATCCATTACCGAACCGCCATTCTCATAGCCAGCTAATCCGCCAGTTTGATAACCAGATTCACCTCTATCTAAATTTAATTCACCAAGAACTTCTTCTTCTGGACTTGGTATATCTCTTTTGGGTGATTTGAAACCCTGCTCTAGTTCTATAAGTATCTGCTCTTCTGGACTTAAAACCGTTGAGTCCCTACCCGGGAGAGGGGCTTCTTTAAAATAATCTTTAAACATCCTAGGGAGTAAACTGGTAACAATCCCACCAGATTGATAGCCGCCCATCTGAACCTGTCCGCCGCCATACATTGATTTCATATTCTCCAACATAGCCATGTGTTTGATCTTATCAATCGCAGAATGACCACCTTCTTTAGGAAGATTGTTAATTTTATGAAGAAAGGGTAGTCCAATCATATCAACGGCCTCTTTTCTAACAACAAACTCACCGGGGGTGAGCCTTGCTTTAATAGTGTCTGTAGTCTCGGGCATTATTTCCTAATCTCAAAATGCGGAAAATCGTCAAAGCGATTATCCATTACCTGAAAATCCTGATCCCAGTCACCGCCCCATCTTAGACGAAGGCCCATCCCACGAGCAATGCCAAGAACGAACCCGGCAAAGAGAGTCTGCCGCTCCCTGTCTTCCCAATTAACAGGGTAAGGGGTAACATCCACGGCTTTAGAAGGGTCAGCATTATGCCTGCCATCAGGATACCTAACTTTAGTACGTCCCTCATCATAAAGTTTGTTTTGCCTTTCCTTGCTACGATGTCCCTCTAAAATAGAACAGTCAACGTGCTTAATCACCTCATTAAACACGCCCTGCAACTTCTCATCACAAGTTGCAAGCCTTTCTTTTGACCGCTTAGAGTATCGTGGCATAGTTGTAATTATCTGCGGTATCTTACCAATAAATAGATATAATGTGCAACGGTGTTCATGCTCTAGCTCCAGTTACCCAGTTATAAGACCTAGATAAGACTCCAATGCGTGGTGACTCAATATCCCGGTTTAAAGTATCAACCTTTGTTTTTGTGCTCTTCGGGGGTTTAGCAAAGTAGTCAGCATAATATAAACCATCCATTAAATCGTCATTTCTCGGCTTGGGGTGCTCAAAGAACTCATCCACCAATTCTGTCATATGCCTCTGTATGTAAAGCTTTTTCGAGTTGACAATGGGGCCAAGTGATGTTTCAAGCCGATCTTCCTTCTTTATCCTAGGCGGAGGCTTAACACCCTTGAACATACCGGGCATCAATCTCTTTTCCTTTGCTGAAAGCCTAGTTACCATATCCCTTACCATTTCCTGTGCCGCCACTGTTTCAATCGTAACCCGGCGGACAGGAGAGTACTTATTAGCAAGTTCAATGATCTTAGGAGGAATATCAAAAGTAGGGATACGCTCACGAAAGTACTCCAGAACATA